CAACGACAGAGCCAAATCTTGTGTAGTGAATTGGGTATCAACGTGAAATGGTGTAGTCAAGGTCACTGGAACGCTAGTCTCGTTGAAGTCTTCAACGTTCAAAGCAGGGCCAGTAGTACCGATGAAACGACCAGGCCTCACTGGTCAATTGTTACTCCACCTTTCGGTGTGGTGCTTCCGCTTCGGGTCGCACTCTTGGACTTCTTTTGTTATATCCAAGGTCAGACTATCGCATCACTAAACTTTTGTTTAGCGCCTTCTCACTTAGTCGTTCACGCTGTATTTAAACTTGCGCCCTGTAATCCGCTGCCGGATGTCCAAGTCAATCAGAGAAGGTTTTTCGTCCGCAGGCAATCTTAACGGACGTTAACGGTGTTACCAATCTTGCCGCCAACGACAGCGAATTGGTCATCATAGTTACGGTCAACTTCCGAAGTGAAAGTCAATTCGTTTTCCAAGACCATCAACGCTTCGTTGGTGATCTTGCTAATGGTAAGCAGAGTATTGCTCATTTCATTTCCTTAAATTAAAAAAACTGATTTACCGAATCTTTCCGGCTTTACGGGCTTCTTTCCATGCCTGATATGTACCGTGAAACGCTCCATTTGCGTCTATCTGTACACCCATAGAATTTCCAGATGCCCTGATCGGATTGATCGGGGGTGGTGCTTTACTTTTACCCACAGGATTACTAGACGCATTTTCAGTTTTCCTCTCAAAACGCGCTTCCAACTTTCCAATCTCGCGTAACGCTGCATTAGGCGACATTTCGGTGATCTTTTTAGCCAGTTCTGCGTTGTCTGCCAATTCATAAAGAATTCGCGGCCCCGCATCACTTTCTAAAATTGCATCTCGCACATGATCGGGTACGACCACATCCGAACTTGCCACCATGTCATCAAAGTCAGGCATTTCTGCTTTCGCTGTTGCCACCTTTTGCGTCCAAGAAGATATTACCTTCTGGCGTTCTTGGTCTGCCCTGCGATCACGTTCTTCCTGATCTCTTTTCGCTAATGCGTGCTCAGTAGACCATTCTGACAATGCTTCTGCATATTCAAAAGCATCGCTAAATTGACTTGGCTGAGGCTTTGCATCTGGAGTCCTAGCCTGTTGAGGCTGAGTCTGCTGACGCAATGCAATTACTTCTTTCTCCAGACTTTCTCGCGCTTCACGTTCTTTCTGCGCTTCTTTACGCGCTTCTTCACGTTGCTTCGTTATGTCTGAAAATCGCTTTTCGAGTTTAGGATTCTGTTTCCGTTCCTCTGTGGGTTTGGCTTCCTTTTCTTCGCCAGGATTACTCTGAGCGCTTTCTGTGTCCGGCTCCGTGGGAGTTTCCTCAACCACAGCCTCGGTGTCAGGCTTATCAGCTATTCCTAATTTTGCGAAATAAAAATCTGCCGCATTCTCACTAGTCAATACTTGACCAGCTTCTTTTTCACTTTGCATGAGTTGCCTCAAGGGTTTTCCCCGTCTACCTGACGGGTAAGGTGTGTGATTTATATCACAGATTTAATTAAATTGCGCGTTCTGTTGTTTCTGCCGAAGCATTTTTTAATGATATTCTATCCATGTGCGCCAATAAAAGAGCCACTTGCGCTTTCATTTGCTCAATTTCAAGTTGAGTATTTGTTTTCAGCACAGTATCGTGAGCTTGAGCATCCACTTTCATTTGCATATTGGCATGATCGTGTTGGTCACGCAATTCAATTTCATGGGCGCGGTTTGTTTCTTTCATCAAAACACGCCTGGTTTCTGCTTCTTGTTTGACTTGCTCAATATCCTGACGTTGTTTAATAGCCATCTGCATAGCCTGCATCTGCTGCTGCATATCTTGTACTTGCTTCTTGGCTTGAGCCAGTTGCATTTGTATTTGCGGCGGTATGTCTGACTTTTCGTCCAGTTGCGACAAGGGATTAGATGCAGCCAAACGGTCTGCAATAATTTCAGCGCCTGGGAAATCCATGTTTCTGAATACCAGATCACCAGCAATGCCAAACAATGCTTGGTTTCCGTTAATCAAAGGCATCATGGCCTCAACCGCTGCTTGGCGCTTAGAGTTATAGCCTGGGCCTGTCTCCATTACCACATCATATTGCCCAACAGTCATGTCGTGCATTACTTTATAAACGCCTTGTTCGTCTTGTTTGGCTTCGTTAATAGTCACCAGATCCGGCTTGCCATCATCTCCAATAATCCGCATTACGCGCTGCGTGTCGTAAATCTTGGGGATCAGGTCAAGGATAATCTTGCCAACTTGGGCGATTGATTTTGTCAGGTTGTCGTAGAAATCAAAGTTAGTCAGGTCAACTTGTTGTTGCTGACCGTTCAAAGCCTTGCCGGAGATATTGCCAGGCATTTGCTGTGACGGGTCGTAAATGCCCATCAGGGTAGCAATGTCTTGGTTAATCAATGCAGAAGCCGCCATAACGCCTGCTGGAGGCGGTTCAGGCTGAAGGCGAGTTGGTGCAGGCGCTGCGTTACCGTCAATGTCTGTTTGCTTGTATCGCAGCAATGGGAACGATTTGACGTTAGCCGCTGCCCATTCACCTTCGTGACCCTCATCTTGGCCTTCTGCCATCAGCCATTTGGCCTTTGGAGCCAGTGCGACCGATTCGGTGATGGTTGTCTGCCAGAAGTTGTACATCCGCTGTGCGTCTTTGGCATGGCGAACAATACCAAACTTGTGGCGCTTGTCACCCACGACCACATGGCGACCGTAAACAGGCACGATTGGAATGTAACGGCTAGGCCAATCACGTTCCTCAATCACCTCGATGGCGGTCAGTTTCTTATATTTGACTGTGCGCTTGTAACTGTCACGTTCATTCTCAATGGTCAGGCCAGCAGCCTCTACCCTTGCAAAAAAGTCTTTACCGTCTGCATATTGTGTAGTGCCATCGCTTAATTGGTACAGTTTGGCTTTCTCATGCACCACATAATAATATTCAGCAACCCGAATATCTTCTTTTGTGATCCATTCCGACTGCGAATCACCCGTCCCGCGTTGGCTAAATGATGTACCGTTGCCATCATCAAAGCCAGGGTACATAATTTTGAACTTGTCTTTGCTAATCATTGTGGTGATTAAGCAACGTTCAGCGTCATTACCATCAATGCGGGTAGAGTTTGGATCAAAGTAAACAGTAAACGGGTTTTCTACTGCATCAATGTAGATTTCTTGGTCAAAACTCTCATCATTAACGTATTTGGTTATTAGACGGATGTAACCCCATCCCATGCGAACAGCGTAATCAAAGGCGGTGTCGTAAGCGTTATCAGCGTTTGATTGCACTTCAACGTGGCGGCAGATACCTTCAATCACTTGCGCTGTTTTAGCGTCTGATTGGTTGTTCATGCCGTGGACTTTGATCCTTGGTCGCTGCTGGCGTTGCTGGTTTGTTACTTGGCGGCAGTATCCATCCAACTTATTGATGGTCAGGATAGGGCGCGATTCAAGGTTTCGGCTATTCTGAAGTTCAACAGGCCATTGCTCACCAGCGGAGACAAACTTCAGGTCTTCCAACCCTTGCTGACGGTTCATTGTGTCCGCGTCATTGCAGAGTTTGAGGAATTGCTTTGCCTCGTCAATGATTGGATCGTAATCCGATTGAGAATCGCTCATATTTAGGCCATCCATGAATTAGGCATTTGATAACTTCGCCTTGGTGGAGCGCGTTTCTTAGGCTCGTTTACCATCAATCCAAGCATACGAAAAGCATCTGCGCCGTGGCTGTACTGGTCATGCAACGGGTTTTTGCTGAATTGTTTAGTTTCAGGGTCTACCTCATAGCGATAATGACGTAAACATTGTAGCCCATCATGGCAGTTTTCCCTATCAAACCAACAGTTACGGAATAATGTACGGGCTGCGTTGATTGAATCTACTACTGGCGTGCGCGGGATAATCTTTGTTTTATAGCCTGCACTTTTGACAATCTGGTCAATGGATCGGCCTGCCGCTGCCAAGGTTTTGTTTTCAGCATCATGCGGGAGCCAGAGCGTGTCATATACATACCCGAAGGTCTGCATCTTAGCAAGGTAGTCCGTGATCGTTTTTTGCGAATCCTCGATATACCGAATAAGGCGCGTTTCCATTCCAATGAACTGTACAAACCAAATCGCTGTCGCATCCGACCAACCCAAGTCAAATACAGCGTGAACAGGTTTAGACGGGTCATATCCTACCTTTGTAATGCGGTTTTCTAGGTCTGCTTGCTGGAGTTCACGGGCAAAAATAGCCCCATCTACAGTCTGGCGGCAAATGCCCTCCCAGACGGTGTTATAGGCCTGCATATCCCTTTGCTTGAGTGAATCTTTCTCAAGGCGCAGCGTGTCAGGAAACCAAGGGTTGTCATTCCAGTTGATCTTTGTCACCACCGAGTTGTCCGGTGGATTCAAAACAAACCGCTGATAAGTCTCATCTGTCTCAAGTTCAGGGTTAAAGCTAACCCAAATCTCAGACTGTTCTTTACGGATGGTAGGGATCAGCACATCCCACGACCTGGCTGACACGGACTGCGCTTCTTCTACCCAACAAACGTCCACACCCTCAAACGACTTGACATTGGCAATGTTGTTCCGTAGGCCGACAAAGTTAAATTCAGTGCCGTTCTTGCCCCGTATCGTGTTCTGGGTGATCTCATACATCCCGTTCAGGCTGAGATCTTCAATTTGGTCGCTCAGTAACTTGTGAACTGAGTCTTTCATTGAGGTCATAAATTCACGGGCGCAAAGTATGCGTAACGGGTCTTTAGCGCCCTTAATCAATAAAGCCCTGGCAATGCCCCACGACTTAGCCCCACCACGACCGCCGTATAGGACGCGATAGCGAGACTTAGTTGGCTGAAATAAACAAGCCAGTTTCTCAGGAAACTCAGCCTTTTTGATTGTTCCACTGACTTCGCTCATTCAGGTTTTTCAGGATGAACAAACGTAACTTGAATGCCCGTTAAAGGCTCACCGTCTGCGCCTGTAACCTCTTGCTTTACAGTTTCAGACCATCGCATCTGCGCTTTAGTCCACCAAATCAAACTGGTTGTGTCACCAGCTACAGCCTTAGAAAACAGCGTTTTAGCAATCTGCCCGTTGGCTTTAGCCTTTCCCGTGTCCAATTCTGTGCGGTAATATTTTCGTAAGGTCTTGTCATCAATGCCGACCAAGATGGCAATCTGTTCGTGGGGCAAGCCTAATCCGCTGGTGCTTTCGACCAGTTTCTTGCTTTCGTCCGTTGGTATATGTTCGCGGTTCATTTTATAAAGGGGAATTTACCAAGATATTACACAATTTCGGTTACATCTGTCAATAACACGGCTTTCTTACCTGTAAAGTCTTCCCACCGCTTTACAATCACATCACAATACTTTGGGTCTAGTTCCATAATTCGTCCGTGTCTATTATTTTTTTCGCAAGCAATGATTGTTGTACCGCTACCGCCGAATAAGTCTAATACGACCCCATTTACGGCACTACCGTCTAATACAGCTTTTTCAACTAATTCAACAGGTTTCATTGTTGGATGAAGATCATTTTTGGCTGTTCGCTTGATTCTCCATATATCCATACCGTTTTTGCCGCCATAAAATTTATGGTTGTTGACCCATCCATAAAACATAGGTTCATACATACTCATGTAATCACTATTACTTAAAGTGTGGTTACCTTTATCCCATATCACTAAAGATCTGCATTGAAGACCAGTTCGTTGCATGCTGGAAAAATATTTATCTATTCCTAAACGGTAAAAGGTAATGTAAAACGCACCATCAACTTTAGATGTAATAACACTGTTTATAGCATCCAAAAAATCGTTTCCATCTTGTTCAGACATCTTATCGTTTTTAATACCGCCATGTTTTGCATTAAATGATTTGCTACCGTCCGCATGTATTCCACCAGTAAAGTCCATTAAATATGGTGGATCTGTAAAAATCATGTTAGCCGTTTCAGGCATTAGCATATCTACAGCATCTAAACTTGTGGAATCACCGCACATCAAGCGGTGGTTGCCAAGTTGGTAAATGTCGCCCATCTTGGTCTTAGGCTCATCCGGAACGTCAGGAACGGCATCCTCGTCTGTCAGCCCTTCCAACACTTCAGGCTCAAGCAATGCGTCTAATTCCTTGGTGTCAAAACCCAAGATTTCTAACGCAAACCCGTCTGCCAATAGGTCATTCAACTCTATAGTCAGCATTTCATTGTCCCACCCTGCATTTAACGCAAGGCGGTTGTCGGCAATGATGTAAGCCTTCTTTTGGGTTTCGGTCAGATCTGCCAATTCAATAGTCGGAACTTCTTTGTAGCCGAGCTTACGCGCAGCCATGAGGCGACCATGCCCTGCAATGATTCCGTTTGATCCATCTACCAGGATTGGGTTAGTCCAGCCAAACTCTTTAATGCTTGCCGCTATTTGTGCCACTTGCTCATCGCTGTGGGTGCGGCTGTTGTTTACATAAGGAATTAGTTCTGTGACCAGTTTTTGAGTTATTTTCACTTTTTCTTGGCCTGTTTTGCTGCCGCTTCACGCTTCACGGCATAGCTAATTGCCACGGCCTGCTTGACGGGTTTCCCCGCTTTTACTTCGGCCTTGATGTTTTCTTTAAACGCCTTGGGGCTGGTTGACTTCTTCAGGGGCATCTTTGCTCTCCAGTTGGGTTAACCACCATTGGCAATCTTGAATTGCGCCCTGGATGGCTACTAAGTTGACTTCCATGCTTTTCTGTTGGTTAGTCAATTCGGCGATACGGTCGGTAATTTGTTTTTCAGTCATGATTCTTCCACAAAGCAAATGTCTTGCCAACTCATTTTTAAGTGGCGTTCGTTGTTGATCTTTAATTCCTCAAACTTCAGGTATTCATCCCCGTAGTTCTTGGCAAGCGTACCAAAATAAACCTTGTCGCCTATGTTTAAGTGTTTAGCCGCTTCTGGGCCAACAGCTACCACATAGCCAACAGAGTCAGCTTCCGCTGTCTGTATATACAAACTACTTTGGATTCTTTGTTGCGGTTTGACAATGATCTTGTCGCGCAATGGCATTAGTTTCATTTTTTTGGCCTTCCACGTTGTCTTTTTACGGGTTCTTCAGTCATTTCTTTAACTGGCAAAACCAATATTTCAACGGGTAAAGCAAAGAATTCGCCGCATATTTCACTATGGTGGCGGTTTTGGTATGTTGGGTAACGCCTACAAACTCCCATTTGACCGTGGTCTTGGAAATGCTTGCAGGCTTTACAATTGTCAGCAGCCATACAACTCCTTATTAGTTGACTGGTTAGAAGCCATACAGTCATGCCCGACTGCGTGGCTTCGCTATTTTAGCGGTATGCGTCTCGAGTGTGAGTGTAGCAAATACCAGAAGAACGACCGCCGTCAAACTTCTTATCAGCGCCAGTTGCATCTTCTTTGCCCATTGCCACACCGCCGACCAGCTTGGCTTTACGCTCGCCTGTCATGTCAGAAGCAGTTGCGCCTTTTGGCATTTTTTCGCCGGAAGCGCCTTTAGCGCCTTTGCTTGAATCCATCTTGCCCATGATATTTCCTTGAAATTTGAGGCGAAAACGCCTGCTGTTATTTTACACGTATTTGCCATTCACGTTCATTTCTGCCCGTGTTTGACTTTACTTTATTTCCCGTTTGCTCAATTAAACCAAGACGTTCCATCTCGCTTAACCGCCTGGCGACTTGGTTAGGATCCAGCGTTGT